TGGACAGAGATCACTAGCTAATAACAGTGTGGCCTACACTGAGATGCCAGATACTGGTGCTTTCCTAAGAGAGTGGACATCACTCTACGAAAGTAAGAGTGGAGAGCGTGGCATCTTCAACAGGCAAGCGGCAAAGGATATGGTTCCAGAGCGCAGAGATAACCACTATGAATTTGGGGTAAATCCCTGTTCTGAAATCGTACTTAGGCCACGAGAATTTTGCAACCTTTCTGAGGTAGTGTGCCGTCATGATGACACGCTGGCTACCATTCGCAAGAAGGTTGCCCAAGCCACATGGATTGGCACTATCCAATCTACCCTAACAGACTTCCGTTACCTCTCTGTACCATGGAAGAGAAACACAGAGGAAGAGAGACTACTAGGTGTGTCTCTCACTGGGATCATGGATTGTCCTGCCATCCTTAATGCAACAGACAAAGAACTACAGGGGCTGAGAGATCACGCAATAAAGGAGAACATCTCTGCCGCCAAGTTGTTGGGCATACCTGAGTCAGCCGCCATCACTTGTGTTAAACCGTCAGGGACGGTGAGTCAGTTGGTTAATTCATCCAGCGGTATCCATCCAAGGCACAATTCTTTTTTCATTCGTAGGGTTCGCAACGATAAGAAAGACCCCATCTCACAGGTTATGATAGATGCAGGTGTTCCTTACCATAGTGACCCACGCAACGATGGTTCATGGGTGTTTGAGTTTGGCATGAAGTCTCCCAAGGGGGCTATCACAAGGCACGACATCACCGCCCTTCAGCATCTGGATATATGGAAAAGGTTTGCCCTTAACTGGTGTGAACACAAGCCATCTATCACTGTCTCTGTTAGAGAGAACGAGTGGGTAGAGGTAGGAGCATGGGTGTATAAGAACTTTAACATTCTATCTGGTGTTAGCTTTCTTCCACACGCAGATAATGATCACAGCTATGAGTCAGCACCCTATGAGGACTGCTCACCTGAGACATACAGGAAACTAGCCAAGACCTTACCCGCTGAGATAGATTGGGATGCGGTAAAGGAGGAAGAGGATCAGACCACTAGCAGTCAGGAGTTCGCGTGTATGGCGGGGGCATGTGAGATATGAGCATTAGGGATATTGCAAAAAGAAGGCATGACATACATAAAAATCATGCTAGTTCTAGACCATTGTCCAAAGACTATGAATTGGTTGGCCTCTCTGGGGAGATAGCCTTTGAAGAATTTGCCAACATAAAAGCAGACCTATCAGAGCGACCTGAAGGCGACCATGGAGTAGACTTTACAACCCCCAATGGTATGACTATAGATGTTAAAACTGCTAGAAGGGCGTATAATTTAATCCATGAAACTGGAAAACAATTTGTGGATATATATGTGTTGGCTCAATATGATGACCCCACTGAAAGGGCTACGTTAATAGGTTGGGAATACGGAAACACATTAGCTAAAGCGCCCAGTAAAGATTTTGGTTATGGAATAATAAACCATTACATATCCAAAGATAAATTAAGACCGATGCTCGATATCAAAAAGGTATGCAAGATATGAATACTTCTAGTAACCACTACCAAGCAATGATAGAACAGGGAGCAAGCGCCCCATGCAAAGACTGTCACTATGAAAGGGTGTGCCAAGAGGGATTCACCTGTGAACAGTATAGGAAGTGGGAAGATACGAAACAGAACGAATGGGCAAAGAAACGTAACACGTTCAGTAAAGTACCGGACAGAGCAATATGAACCAACGATGGCCCTTAAAGGAAGAGGATATTAATGAGAACCTGTGCAAGCGTTGTGCCTTGTGTTGCTCAATGGACATAAAGCCCAAGTGGGCAGACGAAAGAATGATGGATACATTGAGTGCGATGGTAGAAAAATCTACTGATATAGCTTTCTTGGGAGATGGCATCCGAATCAAATGCTCCCATCTGAGACAAACAAAACATGCCGAACATCCTACTTGGGAGTGTTCTATCTACGATGATAGGCCACAGTTATGTGAAGACTTCAACTGTGTTTCTTGGGCAAAGGTCAGCAACAACAGAGAGCGGTATGGTCAGGTGTTAGAGGTTCTTAAAAGATTAAGTAGTAACGATAGGCCGAAAGCATTTGGAGGAACCGCATGAATCTTCTTATTATCCCTGATGCCCATGCTGCACCGGACTATGACAACGAGAGGTTTACGGCGGTGGGTCAGTATCTAATGAGGGAGCGCCCAGAACATGTGGTATGTATGGGTGATTGGGCTGACCTGCCGTCACTTTCTTCCTATGACAAGGGAACAAAGGGGTTTGAGGGTAGGCGCTACAAGAATGATGTAGCCAGTGCCATTGAAGCCCAAGAGAAGTTCTTTGCCCCCCTGCGTGAACACAATGAGAGGAAAAGAAAGAACAAGGATAAACAATACAAGCCCAAGTTCTATATGTGCCTTGGTAACCACGAGGATCGCATCACCAGAGCAACCAATTCAGCCCCGGAATTAGATGGAGCTATATCCATAGACGATCTCCAGTACAAGAAGTTTGGGTGGAAAGTCGTGGACTTTAAGCGCTCTCTCACCCTGTTTGGGATAACCTTCAGCCATTACTTCACCACTGGCATATCAGGAAGGCCCATCAGCAGCGTTCATTTGGGCCACACGCTCGTTTCTAAGTTACACTGTAGTGCGGTACAGGGTCACACCCATCTGTACAACCACGCTGAACAGACGCGCCCTGACGGGCAGAAAATATTCGGACTTAGTGCCGGATGCTTCAGTCACCCAGACTACACTGAGAACTGGTGCAAGGATACCGAACACCAGTGGTGGAGAGGGGTGATTATGTTGCGAGAACTAGATGGTGAAGGGTACTATGATGAGATCGTTGCGGTCACTCAACGAAAACTTCTGCGTGATTATCCTTAGCATCCTTGATAGACACCACACATCCTGTCGGGAAGGCGTGAAAGCCGTACCACTCTCCCTTCTCGTCCTTGGTAGTCGCTATCTTGACTACCTTCTTGTTCTTTTTGACGAGGTATCCTATCGTCCATAGACGTTGAGGCTCTACCTCGTCCTCTTTTTCCCACCCGCACGTGGCTAGTATGTCTACCCATTCCACGACCACGAGGCTCATGAGGTAATCGCGGCGAATTCTTTCTTCGCTTCTCTGACCTCATCTATACGCCTACGAAACTCTTCAATCTGTCTGCTCTTCTGCGACTTGGATAGGCTCTTATCCTGTCTAGTCTTGGTGATGTCACCACGCAGTTCCTGCTGCTCAGTGTTGTATCTCTTCATCCTAATGGAGCGTTCATTTTTAGAAATGGGGTAGAGGTTTAAGCCAAGCATATACAGTATGGCTGTGACCTCATCTCTCTTTGGCTCTCCATAACGGTTAGTTCTTCCCCCAATTGCATCTATTATCCTGCCTTCTACTAGGCTTGGGTCTAGTCTAGCCAACGCCTCTATCAAAGAGGAACCACCAATGAATCCTCTGTCGCTCAACCACGGGGGCATAGCTTGCGCCCATGCGTAACTTAGAATGTCGAACCCTTTGTCAGCCGCCGAACCCTTCTCATCATAGACGGATCGCTTTGTAAAGTAATCCTTGTTGTGAAGAATTGCGGCTCCCCATTGGAAGCCGGGAGGTATAAGACCTACAGATTGTAACCCTTGTACTGGGTTACCTCGCGCCATGTCTCCTATTGCGTTAGTCAATCCACCCCATGGGACCATCCATGATGCATCGAATGCTCGAACCCTTCCCTCGCTATCCTTGAAAGGCCACAACATTCCATGCCCAGTCTCCCTTATCCACTCAGGCATTAGTTCCCTAAACTTGTCCCACTCATCATCCTCAAACGGGATGCTGCCAAAGGCTGCTTGTGCCGCCATGTAGAATCCTACGTAAGGAAGGAACCTCATTGGGTGACGAGCCATTGTCTTTATCATCTTAGGAATCACCTTGACTTGGAAGGTGATGAAAGGTGCGCCAAAGAAAGACGAGCGAATTCCACGTACAGCAGAAGATACCTCACTGTAATCAAACAGTGCATCGTTAGCTTCCATGACAGCCGCATATGGCAAGTCAATTAGTTGGCTACCCGGACCTTCGTTTTCTTTTCTGATTTCTTGAAGTTCAGCTTGGCTGTTGTCCAACTTGTACTGGATCATGGCTACCTTACCTACCATCTCCAGCATTTGGTACATGTCACCGCCTTTCTCTGCTAACTTAGCCCATGCCTGTTTAGCTTTGAACATGGAACCATGTACACCATCCTTCTGCATTGATTTGATGACAGCTTCAAGGGCGTTAAGTTCAGCCGCTCTCATCGTGGTCATACCAACACCGTAATGCTTGGCAATCTCAAAGCCATTCATCATCACGGTTTTTGTTTTCCGTGGGGTGTTGCGCCTTACAACGTCAGCTTCTGCTACAGCTTGGCGATAAGCCTTGTCTATTGCCTTCTTCTGTTCTGCTACCCTACCCCTTATTGCCTTCTTCTGTTCTGATGTTAACCCTTCCTTGGCTAAGTCCTTTTCCCTTTTAACATCTAACTCTTCCTTGTCCTTTTTCCTTTT